TTGGTTAATTGCTGTGGGTCCTTCATAAATGTAGCTGCCTCAACGAGACAACCATATAATAAAGTATCCTGACAATTATCACCTAGATACGTATGTGCGGTACTAGCTGATAAACCCGGTACATGATAAGTATAACCTATTTCACACGTAGTGTCAACCCCCGGAGTAGGTGCAAATATAATATTTGTGTGCCTATTTGAAGTAGTATAAGCTGTTCCGGGACGTTGGTACGAGTAGTATATAGGAGTACCTGTTCCTGACGTCGGGTTTTTTGTATATTCACGTATAAAGGTTTCATCCTTTAAATAAAGCATGTCGCCATTTTGAATACGTAAAAATCGTAATACTACTAAGTCTTGAGGCATAGCTACACCTGTTGTAGCTGTACCTGATGCTATAGTAGTTGTTTTTCTAAAGGCGTTTAAATCTAACTCCTTCATAATTCTTAATTCTGCGTTCGCTATACATACATCAATAGGTGCAATACCTGATCCCGTAGCTGTAGTAAATTCTGTAGCGTCATTTTCAGTCCAATCTTGGATTGCTTGTTTTAATTGTACGTATGTTAATCCCATTTAATTACCCCATTCATCTGTACCCCACAGGTAAGTTCCCCAACCTGGAGTTACGGCTGCAACTGTTCCTAATGTTGCTGTCATTCCTGACATTGTAACTGGCACTGCAGTTATTACTGCAGGTGTAACAGATCCTAGTGTTGCCGTCATTTGTGACATAGTCACTGGATGAGCACCATTAATTATTAATGTACCTAATCCACTTGTACATTCTATTCCAGGAGGTATCTCTGTAGTGTTAAAGAACAATCCAGTGTTACCTAAACTAGCAGTCATTGTTCCTAGTTCAATTCCAGAAACAGTTTCTGATACATTAAGAGTTACACTTCCTAATGTAGTAGTACCTTCGAATCCTGCAGCTTCTTCTGCAAGATCAGCAATTACAGTTCCCAATGTAGATGTCATTTGTGACATCGTTACTGGATGAACTAATTTTTCTGTAATATCACCTAATGATGATGTTGCTTCAAATCCTTCTGCGTCTTCAGCTGCTGCTATAGTTACACTACCTAATGCACTTGTTGCTTGTTGCCAAGCCTCAGTAGGTATTGGTAGTACAACCGCAATTGCTATACCAGTATTATTTAATACACCAGTAGCTTGGAAGCCAGATGGTGCATCTGCTGGTTGTGCAGCTGTAACTCGTCCTAAGTTACCAGCACATTGCCCTGACCATTTACCATACAACGAACCTAATTGTACAATTGTGTCCGATGTACTTTGAGGAGGTCTAGGTTTATATAAAACACTAGGGTCTCCCCCTTGAATATACATTTCAGGATCTAACTGAGGTTGTTTAGGTTCCCAGTCACCCTTGTATACTCTAAATCCTGTCCACTCTGTTCGAGCGTCTTTGTATCTAATCTTAAAACCTGATCGGTCGTCGATTAATACTGCGTGTTTACCCCTCGCGTATTTGCCCATTACGCATATCCACGAACCTTAGGCGTCACATAAAAACTTGCACGTTCTCTATCTTCTTCTCTAGCCAATTCCCATTCTCTTTCATACATTTGAGTTAACTCTTGTCTTCTAGGAATATCTACTAACTTTGGATGTTTGTTTGCTAGTTCAACTGTTAAACCACTAATTAATGCTGGTAGCATTCTTTTTGGTACAGCTGCATTTTGTGCATAATTATCTCCTATGTCTTGTCCATACTTAATAGCCCACATTACTATTTCAAATCTACTGTCTTCACTTGGCCCAGGCCATAAGTAAACTGTATGATCTGCTACACCACTAGATGTAAACTCAGCATTTCTATCTACTGCGAATTTAAGTGGAGTACCTGTGGAATATTTATTAGGATAAGAAAGCCAATCAGAATAACTAATTCTTTCCATCTCAATATCTTGATCTGGAGTTGCATCAGTATCACGACAAGCTGCCGTTAAGATATCTGAATACCCATTAGCTGATAAACTGAATGTAGGATAAGTTGTGTTGTTAAATGAATTTACTGCTACTTTATGTAAATGTAATGTGAATAGATTAACGCCTTGGTTAATCCACTTAATCATTAATAAATTAAGAGAACGCCTAGCAGTGATTAAATCGTAACCACCTTTAGAACCTACTCCTAATCGCTCATAAGCTTCTTGTATTACATCTGCAATCTGCAGATTAAATGTTCTTGTACCTGAACTAGCCAAGTTGCCCCCTTACATTAGTGCGCGAGTTACCACCCACAATAATTGACCTAATACCATAAAGCCAATTGTATACATTACTTTTGTAATGCTGTTAATTTTTTCTTCTATATGATGCAGATGATTATCTTTGATAGTAGATATACGTTCACTTAAAAGTTTTATTTCACCTCTAAGTTCTTGTATCTCTAAATCATATTTAGAAACATCTGACATAATTAATTCCAATAAACTAAAGCGTTAGATGCTGTACCTGTTACTGTAACAAATAAATTAGTAGCTGCTTTAACACCACTTTGTGGTGCACTAAATGAAGTAGTTGTATTTGCTACTGCAGATAATCTTGCTAATACTGTACCTGATGCAGAGTTTGCATCTTGAACAACGGCAGTAGCTGTGTCACTTCCTGCAGTTAAACTAAGACCTAAAAGTCTTTGTGGATGTACAGCAGTTGCTTGACCATCACTAGTAGCATTTGTACCTGTAGCACCTGTTGCTATATTGGTTACATTTGAATCTGTTTGAAACATTGTCATTCCTTTATAAATGGGGAGACCGAAGCCTCCCCTAATTAAATTATGCTAGGTTAATATTTTGTTGATACAAAATAGTAGCTCTAACTTCACCAGCATTGGTGGCACCAGTACTAGTCCATGTTAGTTTTACATCTGATGTTCCAACGTCAGCCCATGCCAATGCGCCACCAGCTTCAGTAGTTGGATATGCTCTTCCAGCCCCAGAACCTGTTGTGATTGAATAATCATTGATGAAAGTTTTGTTTCCACCAACTGTATCACCAATACTAAATACACATGTAGCACTGCCCATTGCTGTAGGCTTATCAAGTACTATGTCAATAATTTGTGAATTAGCTGGTATAACAACGTCAGTCGAGTTAGCAGTTGATGCGCCACTTGAAAGAGCTGTTCCAGTTGAAAATGTTTGAGCCATTACTACTTGCCCAACATTTTTTACATTAGTACCTAAGTCAGTACCAGTTGTGTTTGATATAGGTCCCGCTTTAATCGGTCCCGAAAATGTAGTTGTTCCCATTGTCTTACTCCTTGTTTTTCTGTCTGCTTACGCAGTCAATAGGTTGTTTAGTATAGAAAGGGGGCAAATTTAATTACCCCCTCCCTTGTGCCGTTAGGCTGGATTAGATCCGTATACACCTCTCCAGTCAGACCAACCGAAGCTGTATCTTTCTCTGGATTTGTATCTTACGTTACCAGTCTCAAAATCACCTTCCATTGAAGTTGCGATCGGAGTTCTGCTGAAGTGCTTCATACCGTTAGGAACGTCAGTTCTTAACCACCAATATTTACTGTTAGTAAATCTATGGTTAACATGATATCCACCAGCTACCATACCCTTAGATACGATTGCGTTGACATCATTGTCTGCAGTTCCAACTCTGTATGGAGACGCCATTAGTCTCTCAGCCACAAATACCAATTGTCTTGGAATGTGAAGAGTTCTAGCTTGTGCAGCAATCGGAATAGACTTGTCGTCTACAAATCCAGCAACATCAATTAAACCTTGCTCTAGAGAAGTCTCTGAAAGCTCAGCTTGAACTGTAGGAGTGTTAGCTCCTTTTCTGTTACCAGCAGTTTGTGATCCGTCTTGCAATGGGTGTAAAGCGTTAATTAATGAAACACCGTCACCACCTGCAAATGCAGCGCCCGTAAACGAGTTATTGTACACTGCCGCACCTTTAGTTTGTTTAGCAGCAGCCATTGATCTAGCTAATGCTTTTGTTAGTCTGGTAGACAGCTTGTCGTATAAGTTGTCTTCCATAGCTTCTTCAGTGATAGCGAAAGCCATTGCAACAGTTTCGTTTGTGTAGCGTGCTACCCAACCTTCACCTGTATTAGCGTAATTTACGCCTTGACCTTCAAATTTTACTGATGCTTCGCCGAACCCTGGGAAGAGTACTTCTTCCTCAAAGGCTCTATTTGATTTTTCGTTCTCAAACAAAATCGCTGCTTCATCTTCGTAACGTTTATATTCCGTTCCAAAGATTGCGTGCAAGCCCGGTACTAATTGCTTGAGTAACTGACCTCTAGTTATAGCCATTGTATACTACCTTTCAATTAAGCAGTCGGGAAGTTGCCATCATAGCGACCCCACGAATGAGTGTTAATTTTAACAAGTATGCTCATTGGAGTTCCAACTGCAGTGTACGTCAAGTCATCTTCCGCAGATCCTAAAATCTGGAAAGGGTATGCTTGTTGTGTTGCATTTTGTGTGTTACTTGCTGTAGATGAATCTAAAGAAGACCCACCTTTATATGTTACTGTTGAACCAGCACCTGTTAAGTTCTGTGCGTTAGCTCCAACGTCTGCTAAAGTCAATGCTGACCCAGCTTGATCTGCTTCCATTTTGAAGATCGTTGACGGATCATCATAAACATAAGCTTTGAAATTGGATTTTGCCACAGTGCTTACAGGGATTGATCTAACAAATCGTACGTCACCTGTACTGTTGTCCTGATATTCAGCACCCCAAAAGACTCCAACGACAGCGCCTAAATCGCCACTCCCGATGTCAGTTACTAATAGACCACTTGATAAAGAACAAGTATCACCTTCGAAATATGCTGAAGGTGCAGTAGCAGCAACTTGGTACCCGTTTCCGTCAACCCAGTTATTTAGACGGATTGTTCCGCCATTGGATTGTCTTACGGGTGATAAACCATAAGCCATAAATTCTCCTTATTGCTTATACACTAAATCCCAATCAGTAACTAACG